TGGACACAAAACTGCCACTCTGAATTTGTACTGGTTTTCCTAGATATTTGATAATGGAAGTATGGTCGCCATTAACAAAATCTCTATCCCATTTAGACGTCACTGCAACCGAGGAGGGCTGCACAACATCCACGATACCGTCATCCTGTTGAATAACATCAACGGCACCGTCATCTGCTTGAAGACTAGCTTCAGCAGGAAAGTTAAGCTCACTAACTTTTAAAGTGTTATCTTCATGAGCTGAAAGATAGTCACTGTCGCGACGGTTAAAGGGTTTTACTGTCATAGTTGTGTTGTCAAAAGAGCAAAAATCACACTGTAAATTCAACACTTCTTCTAGTGTGACGTAGAAGCTAGTGCATTGAAGCGCAACCCCGTAATATTTCATCAAATTTTCATTAATGATGGGAACATATTTACGATACACGTCAACTCCGTGTAGAGAAAGTTCTCTGACGACATGGTGTGCTTTGTCTATCAGAATTTGGTCACCTTCTCTAATCCTCGTCCAGTTCAACTGACACAGTACTGCTTCCAATAACATTGGGCCCAGATATCTGTTCAAAGAACTCTCAAATCTCCAAGAACGTTTCAGAAAAGAAACTTCTTCTATAGATCGTTTAAGTGAGCTACGCACACTATCTTTGATCTCAGGGGTATACACCATTCCAAACTTGGCAAAAACGTCACCGAGTACATATTCGTTAAACACGGGTTCATATTCTTCACTAACTGCAAAAACACAATCGTCTCCTGTAGCTATTAAATAAACCTCAGTATTGAACAAATAAAATGCTCGTGGTCCTACATTTAACACATCCTTAAAACAAAGTTTGTGATATAATCTATTTACCATAGTATTAATGATGGAAGTCATCGGATTACCAGAAGGCAATCCACAATCCCAAACTACAACAAAACCCTTGACGACATGCACTGAATTAACAATGCGTCTCCACAACAAAAATCTGATTTCTGTTTCTTGTTCTGTTGCATTTGGGTAATCATCTTCAATGATCTCCAAAATAGCCTCATGCATTTGGGCAGATTGTTTAGTATCAAAACCTTTAAAATCTCCTGCATTCATATTCTGACTTATAGAAGTCAGATTGAGAGCTATTCCATCCCACTCAGCAGAGTAAACGTTCACTCCGACTGCACTACCATTACGAATTCTATTTTTAACATAATTGTTCATAAATGAACCGAAATACATTCTAAATAATATTAACATTTTGATACTACCAGCCGAAAACGTTCT